CTTCGATGATGTCCACATCCGCCCATGCCACGTCGACCTCCTCGACGAACTCGAATACGAAATGATCAACCTCTTCAAGCCCCGCTACAACACCCAACTCAAGACCCCGGGCCCCGCCCGTCCGCCCACAACCCTCACCATCAACGGCGTCACACTCCACCTAAACCAGACAACCCGCCCCGCGCCCCAAATCGAGAGACGAATCTAGTGGCCCTCCACCGAGGCAAGATCGCACGCAACCCAACCATCACGGCCGTACGCGCACTCACGCGCGATGACCTGATGCTGCTCAACCCTGAGCGCAAGAGTGTGATGGATCGCAATGGCACAGGGGTTGTGGCCCGCCTCCGAGATCCGCACCACCGCTTGGCCCGCCTGATCGCAGCGGGCCTTCGCACAGAGGAGCTTATTGAACGCACAGGCTATTCCGCAACGCGCATTTGGTCGATCCAGAAGGACCCATCCTTTATCGAACTCGTCGCGACCTACCGTGGAAAGGTCGACGCCGCCTACGAACGCGAGATCGACGAGCAAGCCCGTGCCGCAACGTCCAACATGCGCAAGGCCGAGACCATGCTTGCGATCAAGCTCGAAGAGGCCGAGGAATCCGGCGAACTCCTCCCGACCCGCGACCTGATTGCGATCACCGCCGATCGCATGGACCGGTTCGGCTACGGCAAGCGGCAGACCAACATGAACGTGAACGTAGACTTTGCGGCCTCGCTCGAGAAGGCCCGAGCCCGTTCCGCCAAACCCACCTACCAGATTGAGGCCACGCCACTCGCCCCGGTGCAACCTCAATACCCCCAGAGCCCAGCGGTTCCTGCCCGTGTAAGCTCTGGGGGCACCCATCCGCCTCTGGCCGCCGCCAAACTCCTGAGGCGGATATGACCAGCGTCCGTAGCTGCGTCGCCTACCCGAGACTTGGACCGAGTGGAGCTTGATCGCTATGGACGCTGGTCTACTTGAATGGCTGGCCGAAACTTCCAACGACCCCTTGGCGTTCAGCCTTGGGGCCTACCCTTGGGGTGAGCCCGACACATTCCTAGCTGAATACCCCGACGGTCCATCGGCTTGGCAACGTGAGATCCTTGAGGCCATCCGCACCGGCCTCCTCACCCCGACCGAAGCCATCCAACTCGCGACCGCCTCGGGCCACGGTATTGGCAAGTCCGCTCTCGTCGCGATGATAATCCTCTGGGCCTTCATGACCTTCCCCGACACGCGCGGGGTCGTCACGGCCAACACTGAAACCCAGCTAAAGACCAAAACCTGGGCCGAACTCGGCAAGTGGTTCAATCTCTGCTGGTTCGCCAAGGACCATTTCGTCCTGAACGCAACCTCCCTCCTATCCAAGGACCCATCCCGCGAACGGACCTGGCGCATCGACATGATCCCGTGGTCCGAGAAGAACACTGAGGCCTTCGCCGGGCTTCATAACAAAGGCAAGCGCCTGCTCCTGATAATGGACGAGGCCTCAGCGATCCCCGACATAATCTGGGAAACGGCCGAAGGCGCCTTAACCGACGCGGACACCCAGATCCTCTGGCTCGTCTTCGGCAACCCGACCCGCAACAGCGGCCGGTTCAAAGAATGCTTCTCTGGAGGCAAGCATGCGGAATTTTGGAACTCCCGCCAGATCGATTCCCGCTCGGTCACTATTACCAACAAATCCCGCTTTGAGAAGTGGATTAAGGTATATGGTCTTGATTCTGACTTCGTTCGGGTCCGCGTACTTGGGCAGTTCCCTCGCACCGGTGAGATGGAGTTCTTTTCCGCCTCCGACATTGACGCTGCTATGTCACCTGATCGCGAAGCCTACGTTGACGCCTTTACCCCACTCGCCGTTGGGGTCGACGTGGCTCGATTTGGCCGCAACAACTCCGTGATCTTCCCCAGAAAGGGCCGCGATGCACGAACCATGGCTCGGAAAGTATTCAACGGCATCTCAACCGTCGAACTCGCCAATCATGTATTTAGCTGTTGGGAACAGTGGCATCCTGATGGAATTTTCATCGATGGAGGAGGCGTTGGCGGTGGTGTCGTGGACCAAGTACGCCAGCGACATCTCTTTTGTTACGAAGTCCAGTTCGGTGGCAAAGATGCCATCACCGGAGTAGTCTATGACAACGCGGGTGAATCCTACTCCAACATGCGGGCCGCGATGTATGGAGCCCTCCGCTCCTGGCTTAAGACAGGCATTCTACCTCCTGACCCAGAACTCCGCTCGGCGATGCTCGCGATTCGTTACACCTTCAACAACAAGGACCAAATCCAACTGGTCTCCAAAGAAGATCTCATGGATGACAATCCCAACCTCGTCCTTGACGATCTCGACGCGTTGGTCCTGACCTTTGGTGGACCCCTGGCTCGGCACTCCCGCGCAGGCGGCGAGCATCCCCAAAAGCCTCTCGTCGAAACTGAATACGATCCCTATTCCCCTGACCGAATGGTGGCCTAATGTCATTCCTCAAACCTGATCCGCCCCCGGCAATTCCTGTCCCCAAGGCACCCGAACCGACCCCGCCGGTACTCAACCCAATCGGTTCCAAGCCCAGCCAGCGGTCCCCGAACCGATTATCCTTCCTTGGAGGCGCAGCCACCGGCACCCAGCCAACCGGAGCCCTCGATTCCGGCGGCGGTCGCGGCAAGACCCTCCTAGGCCAATAGCCCATGCCCGTCGTACCCATGCGCCCAGTTGCCAAATCAGCAATGGCCTCTCCCGAGCCCCAAGGCCCGCAGATCGACCCTGTCTTCTTCGGCATGGCGGCCGGGAGGCTCTATCAAGAGGGTCGGTTGTTCGAAACCAACGATGCGATGGACAAACCGCCCGTCCCGACCGGCCGCAAAGCCGACGAGATGACGCCCGAGCAAATGCAACGCCAGCGCCGTCCGGCCCCGCCCGAAACTATCTACGATGACTCCGGCAAGATCGTCGACTTCGACACCAAAGGCTTGAAGCCCAAATGAAAACTCCCACCGCCGCCGATCTCGCCCTGCGCCGCTACGTCGATGGCCGCATCATGGGTCTCCGCGTGAACCGCTATTCCTGGTGGACGCACTGGCGCGAACTTGCCGACTATTTCCTCCCGAGGCGGTACAAATGGATCATCACGCCCAACCAAATGGCGCGCGGTTCGCCGATCAACCAGCACATCCTCGACAGCACTGGTGTTATCGCCGCTCGCAACCTTGCTTCGGGACTTGTATCTGGCAAATCCTCGCCGACACGCCCGTGGTTCAAGCTAAAGATTGGTCGATTGGACTCGACCCAGACGTCACCAGTTTCATTATGGTTGGCCGAGTGCGAGAGACTGCTATATCTTATCTTTGCCGAGAGTAACTTCTACAATTCCATCGCAACCTTCTACTACGACCTCGTAATCTTCGGCACGGCCACAATGCTGATCTACGACGACTTCGACAACGTCGTAAACTGCTACAACCCCTGCGCGGGCGAGTACTACATCGACATCGACGGCAAATACCGCCCTTGTATCTTCTACCGCGAGTTTACAATGACGGTATCGGCCGTCGTCGACGAATTCGGAATCGAAAATGTATCCGACGCAATCCGACAACTCTACAATGACAACTCCGGCGCTAACCTCACTCGAGAACTTGTGGTGGCTCACGCTATCGAACCTAATAATGATGGGCGTGCTCGAGAGTTTGGTTTCAGCCCGAACTTTACCTACCGCGAGTGTTATTGGGAGTGGGGTGGAACAACTGCGCCGCAAGGTGGCACCCAATCCCCCGCAACCTTCCTCCGGCGCACTGGCTACTACGAACAACCCAACATTTGCGCCCGATGGGACTTAGTATCCAACGATGCCTACGGCCGATCCCCAGGCATGGACGCTTTACCCGATCAGAAGCAAATCCAACTCGAAACCCGACGCAAGGCGCAAGCAATTGACAAAATGGTCAACCCACCGCTGGTTGCGGACGTTCAGCTCAAAAATCAGCCTGCTAGCCTTCTTCCTGGTGGTATTACTTACGTTTCTGGGTACGCCGCATCAGGCAAACCGGGCTTCTCCTCCGTCTACGACACCAAGTTCCCCGTGAACGAAATCACCGAGGATCTCAATGAGTGCAAGGAGCGGGTTAAGAAAACCTTCTTCAACGATGTCCTCAACACCGCCTCCCAGTACGAAACTCGAAGT